GATAATTTTAAAAAGCTATATGAAGATTCAAATGTAGCTAAAAGAAACTCTAACGGACAAACTAAGAGCGGCTTGTATAGTTTATTTATTCCTATGGAGTTAAATATGGAGGGGTTTATTGATATATATGGACACCCTGTACTTAGAAGACCTTCAGAGCGCGTGCGAGGAGTAGATAGAGAGTGGATTAGAAATGGAGCTATAGACTACTGGGAGGCTGAAGTAGAGTCTTTGAAATCAGATGCCGATGCGCTTAACGAGTTTTACAGACAGTTCCCAAGAACAGAGTCTCATGCTTTCAGAGATGAGAGCAAGGCTTCTTTATTTAATCTAACAAAGATATATCAGCAGATAGATTATAATGATTCTTTGATTATGGAACACCACCTTACCAGAGGAGGTTTCCATTGGCAGAATGGAATAAAAGACTCTAAGGTTATATTCAGTCCAGACAATAAAGGGAGGTTCTTAATCAGCTGGGTTCCCTCAAAGAATTTACAGAATAGAATGATTGAGAGGAACGGACAAAGGTATCCAGCAAATGAGCATATAGGTGCTTTTGGATGTGACTCTTATGACATCTCTGGAACTGTAGGCGGTGGAGGTTCTAATGGAGCGCTACATGGTATGACAAAGTTTAGCATGGAGGAAGCTCCGCCTAATGAGTTTTTCTTGCAGTATGTGGCTAGACCTCAAACTGCTGAGATATTTTTTGAAGAAGTATTGATGGCTTGTGTATTTTATGGGATGCCTATTCTTATAGAGAATAACAAGCCTAGATTACTATATCATTTTAAAAACAGAGGTTATAGACCTTTTTGTTTAAATAGACCTGATAAGCATTACTCAAAGCTTTCAAGAACAGAGAAAGAGCTGGGTGGTATACCTAACAGTTCGGAGGATGTGAAGCAGGCTCATGCAGCAGCAATAGAATCTTATATTGAAAAGTATGTAGGATTGGATTTTGGAGGAAGCTTCAGGGACTCTGATGAGATGGGTTCTATGCTGTTTACCAGGACCTTAGAAGATTGGGCTAAGTTTGATATTAACAACAGAACAAAGTACGATGCCACTATTAGCTCAGGTTTAGCAATAATGGCTAATCAAAAGCATCTATATCAAACTGAAAAAAAACAATCAAAAATAAAGCTTAACTTTGCAAGGTATACAAATAACGGAACTTTAAGTCAATTAATTACATAGATGAGAGATGTTAAAATAGACATTGCATCTACAGGTTTTCCTAGCCAATTTGTTTCGGATGCTGAGAAAGCCACTTACGAGTTTGGTTTACAGATTGGACAAGCGATTCAATACGAATGGTTCAAGAAAGATGGCAACCAATGTAGATATTACAATCAATGGCGTGATTTCCATAGACTAAGATTATATGCTCGTGGTGAGCAATCAATAGCAAAATATAAAAACGAATTAGCAATAGACGGAGACTTGTCTTATCTGAATTTAGATTGGACTCCAGTTCCTATATTACCTAAGTTTGTTGACATTGTTGTCAATGGTATGCAAGACCGAGAGTTTAAGGTCAAGGCTTATGCTCAAGATGCTTTATCTCAAGCAAAGCGAAGTAAATACCAAGATATGATAGAAGGTCAGATGGCCGCTAAAGATATCCTATCTACTATTCAAGAACAGACAGGGGTTGACCCATTTATTATGGACCCTGATGAACTTCCAGCTTCTGATGAGGAACTCTCATTATATATGAACCTCAACTACAAGCCAGCAATTGAGATTGCTGAGGAAGAAGCTATTGATACCATGTTTGAGGAGAATCACTACAATGATATTCGCAAACAATTAGATTATGACTCTACAGTCATAGGTATGGCTGTAGCAAAGCATGAGTTCCTACCTGGCTCAGGGGTACAAATCTCTTATGTAGACCCAGCCAATGTTGTATACAGTTATACTGAAGACCCTCATTTTAAAGATTGTTTTTACTGGGGTGAAATCAAAACATTACCTATTGCTGAGTTGATGAAAATCGACCCAACTCTTACTCGTGAAGATTTAGAGGAGATATCTAAATATAGCCAGAGTTGGTATGATTATTATAACGTAGCTCAGTTTTATGAGAATGATATCTTTTATCGTGACACTTGCACCCTTATGTATTTTAATTATAAAACCACTAAGAAGATGGTTTATAAGAAAAGAATACTTGAAGGTGGAGGAGCTAAGATGATTGAAAAAGATGATACCTTTAATCCACCAGCAGAAATGTTGGAAGAAGGTAACTTTGAAAAAATAGAAAAGACTATAGATGTTTGGTATGATGGTGTCATGGTTATGGGCACAAACATTATATTAAAATGGGAGCTTGCTAAGAATATGGTAAGACCTAAGTCTTCTTCTCAACACGCATTACCTAATTATGTAGCTGTTGCACCAAGAATGTACAAAGGAGTTATTGAGTCTTTGGTAAGACGAATGATTCCTTTTGCTGATTTAATACAGGTAACTCATTTGAAGCTGCAACAGGTTATAGCGAGAACTGTGCCTGATGGTGTATATATTGATGCAGACGGATTAAATGAAGTGGACTTAGGAACAGGAGCTTCCTACGACCCGTCAGATGCGCTTAGACTATACTTCCAAACAGGTAGTGTCGTAGGTAGAAGCTACACACAAGAAGGAGAGTATAATCAAGGTAAAGTTCCAATACAGCAGCTTACAAGCAATTCAGGCGCTTCTAAGACACAAATGCTCATAGCTAACTATAACCACTACTTAGATATGATACGCTCTGTAACAGGCTTAAATGAAGCGAGAGATGGTAGTACACCAAGTCCAGATGCTTTGGTAGGTGTTCAGAAGTTAGCTGCGTTAAATTCTAATACAGCAACTAGACATATATTAGAAGGTAGTTTATATATCTACAGAAGTCTTGCTGAAGCTTTAACATATAGAGTAGCTGATATACTAGAGTATTCTGATTTTAAAGAAGACTTTATAAATAAGATTGGTAAGTATAACGTAAGTATTTTAGGGGAGATATCTGACCTGTATATTTATGACTTTGGAATCTTTATAGAGCTGTCTCCAGATGAAGAGCAGAAAGCAATGCTTGAGCAGAATATTCAAATGGCATTGTCTAAGGGAGATATCAACCTTGAAGATGCTATTGACATCAGAGAGATTAAAAACCTCAAGCTTGCTAATCAATTACTCAAAGTAAAAAGATTGGCTAAGCAAGAAAGAGATGAGCGTATGGCTATGCAAAAACAAGCCATTACCGCTCAGCAACAATTAAAATCTCAAGAGATGGCCGCTCAGGTTGCTATGCAGAAGATAGAGTTAGAGACTCAATCTAAAATGAAACTGAAGCAGGCAGAGATTGCTTTTGAGATAGAAAAGAATAAAAATGAAGCAGCTCTTAAATCACAGTTGATGCAGCAAGAATTTAATTACAATTTACAGCTGCGTAATATTAGTGAGCAGGCTTTAGCCTCTAGAGAAGGTACTAGAGAGAAAGCCAAGAGCGAGAGAATTAGTCAACAAAATACTGAGCAGAGTAAACTGATTGCGCAACGCAAGAATAATTTACCACCTCAAAATTTTGAGTCTAATGAGGACAGCTTAGATGGCTTTGATTTAGCGGAATTTGAGCCTAGATAATGCTAAAAATATGCGTTATTTTTTTAATTAACTTTGTAATCTAAATTAAATCTAATGGAATTAAAAGTAAGAGCAGTTGAATCTGTTAAAGAAAAGTCTGTTCAAGAGGTTGAACAAGAGCTTCTTGACAAACACGAAGAAAAAATATCTGGTTCAGAATTACAAGAGCCAGAACAAACAGAAGTGGTAGAAGAGAGTGTCGTTAACGACACTACTACAGAAGAAACTACTATAGAGGAAACTACTACGGAAGAAGTAAAGGAGGAGGAAGCTGTACCAGCTGAATTATCCGAAGAACAAGTTCTTTCATATATTGGAAAAAGGTATGGTAGGGAAATTAATTCTTTAGAAGAATTAAACGCTGCACGAGAAGAAGCCGAGGAGCTTCCTGAAGATGTAGCAGCCTACTTTAAATACAAAAAAGAAACAGGAAGAGGGATTGAAGACTATGTAAAATTACAAAGAGACTTTAGTTCAATGAATCCTGATACTTTGCTAAGAGAGTATTTGACAATTACAGAAGGCGAAGGTTTAGATGCAGAAGATATTGATTCTTTAATGGAAGAATATTCTTTTGATGAAGAACTAGATGACGAAGCAGTAATCAAGAAAACTAAATTAGCAAAGAAAAAAGCTATTGCCAAAGCTAAAAAATTCTTTAACGAACAAAAAGAATTATATAAGCAGCCCCTTGAGTCGAGTTCGGCTGCCAATCCTCAAGCTCAAGAAGAAGTACAAGCGTATCGGCAATACTTAGAGTCTGTTAAAACTCAACAAGAGGAAGCAGAAGCAAAACGTAATTGGTTTATAAAAGAAACCGATAAAGTTTTTACTGATGATTTTAAAGGTTTTAATTTCATACTTGACGACAAGACAGTAACTTTTGCTCCCGGAGATACACAGTCCATTAAGAAAAACCAAGAGTCGGTCATGAACTTTGTAAACAAGTATCTTGACGATAAAGGTTTAATTAAAGATGCGGCTGGATATCACAGAGCTTTAGCAATTGCGATGAATCCTGATAAGTTTGCCAAGTTCTTTTATGAGCAAGGTAAATCAAGTGCTACGGAAGATGTGATGCGTAAAACCAAGAATATAAATATGACTGAGCGCAAAGCACCTGAAGTAACTAATAAGGGAGGATTCCAAGTTAAGTCTGTAAACCCTGATTCGGGTAGAGGCTTAAAAATTAGAAGTATTAATAGAAAGTAAAATTTTAAAAATTTAAAAAATGGCAGGAAGTGTTCAGGCTACCCCAGGGTATGCTTTACAGCCAAGCGCAGAACAGGTTGCTTTGGCTACGAATTACATTACAAACTTTGATTTCTTAAATCAGTATTTACCTGATACATATGAAAAGGAGTTTGAGCGATATGGAAATCGCACAGTTGCATCTTTCTTACGTCTAGTAGGAGCTGAGATGCCATCTAACTCTGACCTTATCAAGTGGGCAGAGCAAGGAAGACTACACACTAAATATACTAATTGTGCTTCAGGAGCAGCTGCTGCTGCTGATACAGCTACAATCACAGTAAATGATACATTAGTACCAGGTACTGGAAGTATTGCTATTCGTGTAGGACAGACTGTTGTTATCTCTGATAACGCAGGTGCTGGATTAAATAAAGGTATTGTTACTGCGGTTAACACAGGAGCATCTACTTTTGATGTGGCTTATTATGAAGCTGGCGGACAAGTTGGTGGTACTGGACTTACAAGAACAGTATTTATCTATGGTTCTGAATTTAGAAAAGGAGCTAACGGAATGTCAGGCTCATTAGAAGCTGATGATGAAATCTTTGACAACTCTCCAATTATCATTAAAGACAAATATGCTGTTAATGGTTCTGACATGGCTCAGATTGGATGGGTTGAAGTTACTACAGAGAATGGAGCTTCTGGATACTTATGGTATTTAAAATCAGAGCATGAAACAAGACTTCGTTTTGACGACTATCTTGAGACTGCAATGATTGAAGCTGTACCAGCTGAAGTTGGTTCTGGAGCTATTGCTACTACAGGTGATGTAGGAAACAAAGGTTCTGAAGGTATTTTCTATGTTGTAGAAAATAGAGGAAATGTTTGGGCAGGTGGTAACCCATCTACTCTTGCAGACTTTGATGCTGTTATCTCTCGTTTAGATAAGCAAGGAGCTATCGAAGAAAACGTAATCTTTGTTGACAGAGATTTCGGATTCGATATTGATGATATGTTAGCTTCTCAGAACTCTTACGGAGCTGGTGGTACTTCTTATGGTTTATTTGACAATGACAAAGACATGGCATTAAACCTTGGATTTACTGGATTCCGTAGAGGATATGACTTCTACAAGTCTGACTGGAAATACTTAAATGACCCAACTATGCGTGGTGGTTTACCAACTGGTGCTGGTTCTGGCCGTGTGAACGGACTATTAGTTCCTGCTGGTTCTACTACTGTGTACGACCAAATTTTAGGTAAAAACGCGAAGCGACCATTCCTTCATGTGCGTTATAGAGCTTCTGAAACAGAAGACAGAAGATACAAAACTTGGATTACTGGTTCTGCTGGTGGTGCTGCTACATCGGATTTAGATGCGATGGAAGTACACTTCTTGTCAGAAAGAGCTGTATGTACTTTAGGTGCAAACAACTTCTTCTTATTCCAAGAGTAGTATATTTATTAAGGGAGGTTTAACCGCCTCCCTTTTTTTAATTTTAATTAAATCTTATATAATGAAAAAAAATACAACAACTGTAGATAAAGTCTACAAGCTTACCAGAGAAGCCGCTCCACTTTCTCTTTATATACCTTCGAGCGGTTCAAGAAGAAAACCATTACTTTGGTTTGACGAATCAAAAGGAGTAAACAGAGTTTTAAGATATTCACCTAATCAAAAGTCCCCATTTGAAGATGAGCAGGATGAAAATGTTGTTCGTGTTCCTATTGAGTTTGAAGATGGATTTCTAAGAGTTCCAAAAACTAATCCTGTATTACAGCAGTTCTTATATTATCACCCACTAAATGGTAAAAGATTTGTGGAAGTTGATAATGAAAAAGATGCTTCTATGGAATTAAACCAAATGAATATAGAAGCCGATGCTCTTATTGAGGCCAGAAACTTAACTATAGACCAATTAGAGACTATGGGCAGGGTTCTACTTGGTGTAAATCCAGAGCACATGAGCACTGCTGAATTAAAGCGAGATGTTCTTATATACGTTAAAAGATATCCTGGAGAGTTTTTGAAAAAAATAAATGACCCATTATTAAAACTAGAATCAAATGTTCAGTTGTTTTTTGATAAAGGATTATTGTCTTTTAGAAACAAACAAAAAGAAGTTTGGTATAACACTAGCTCTAATAAAACCAAAATGTTAAATGTACCATTTGGAGAAGACCCAATGTATATTGTGTCGTCATTTTTACAGAGCGATGATGGTATAGAGTCATTAAAAATGCTAGAGTCTATGCTTGAAGATTAAGCATAACTGTTTGATTTGAGGAGAGGTCGAAAATAATTGACCTCTTTTTTTTTGCTTATCTTTGTAGAAAAGAAAGCGATGATAAATTCTGTTAGAAATACAGTTCTTGCTATCCTTAATAAGAATAATTACGGCTACATATCTCCATCGGATTTTAACTTGTTTGCCAAACAAGCTCAGCTAGATATTTTTGATGAGTATTTTATTGGATATAACAATCAAATAAACAAGGAGAATGGAAGAGTGTCAGGAACTGGTTATGCAGATATTAAAAAGGGATATGAAGAAGTAATAGACTTTTTTTCCGTTACTGCAAGTTTATCTCAAAGCTCAAGCAATATCTATACTGTTCCTACAGCTGCTACTACTGGTTCAGATTATTATTTACTAAATAAAGTTTTAGTATACAGCGAGGTTACTTCATCTGGAACTACCACTTCAACAGGAGGAGGAAATACAGCGCTTATTGATTCAAGCGCAACTTTTCAAACAGATGGTGTAGCAGTAGGCGATAGAGTGTCAATTGTAATTAGTAACTCAGTAGTAACTAATTTAACAGTACAGTCAATAACAAGTGAGACAGAGCTTATTGTAAATGTAGCTCAACTTACTTCTTCAGGATTAAGCTATTCAATATACAAACA